ACGAAAATCCTGTCCCTACAAATCTGGCAGAACCCCCTTTAGATTTTCTCTTGAATTTTGGATATCGAGATCTGTTTTTAAAAAAATTCGCATAGGCAGATTCAAGGTTTCTAAGAGACTGTTGTAAGGCTACATGAGAAATTTCATTAAGCCATTTAGTTTCGGCGTTCTTGCGCATTTGCGTCATTGCGGCGCTCATTTGAACGTAACTAATTTTCGTTTTGTCAGTTTTGTAGGCTTCTGACTTCGTTGCTAAAGCATGATTGTAAATAAATCGGCAAGAACCAATAGTTTTACGCAAAATCTCTTCTTGAGTTTTTGTTGGGTAAATTCGGAATTTGTAAGAGCGGCGATTCATTAACGATATTAATGTCGTCTTTATTTTAACCCTTAACTTGATATTGTCAAGAGAAAATTTCTACGATAGTGTAAAAGAAGGAAGATTATGCCTCCAAAAAGATCGACGAAGAAGGTCGCGCCTAGCGCGAGTAACGGCGGAAAGAAGGAAGATAAGTCTCTTTATTTATTCCAAGGGTCTAAAATTGACTTTGATTTAAATATTAGAGTAAGGTTTGAATTAACCGACAAACAAAAAGAAATTGTTGGGAAAATGGAGGCTAATTCAACAAGGCTAGTCCTTTGTAATTCAATTTGGGGTGTTGGAAAAACGATGTGCGCGGTATTGGCGGCACTTAATCTTTTAAAGGAAGGAAAGACTCGTAAAATTTATTACATCAGAAATGCAGTTGAAGCTTCCGATTGTGCCAAAATCGGACTTATCCCCGGCGAGGTTTCGGACAAAACAGCCGCCTATAACGAAGTTTTAATGGAAAAATTAAGAGAGTTTCTTCCTGAAAATCAGGTTAATAGATTAATCGCCGAAGACTATATTGAGTTTTTGCCACCAAACTATCTAAGGGGAAGGAATTTTAATAATTGCACTCTAATTTGTGATGAGGCCGCGAATTTTTCTCTAAATACTGCTCTTCTGATTTTATCAAGAATGGGAGAACGAACCAGAGCATTCTTTTTGGGGGATTCAGATGTTCAAACAGACATTAAAGGTGGCGGGTTTAGAGAACTTTACGATAAGTTTAACGATCAAGAATCTCAAGAAAATGGTGTGTGGTGCTTCGAGCAAAGAAGTTCTGGCGATATTATGCGCAGCGGTTTCATTAGATTTATTATGGAGAAAATGGGTATTGCTAAAAGAGCGGAGAGCTAGTTAATTGATATAATTAATAAAAATTCGTAATATATAGTGTAACACCCTTTAGGGTAAACATTAATATTATGTCAAACAATTATTTCTGCCCGCATTGCGGCGCGAAAACAACCTACGAATCCTCGATTCCGTCGTTTTGCTTTTCGTGTGGTCAAGGACTTCGTTCCGCTTCTAAACCCGTGTCAAAAGCGTCTCAATCTCATGAAGATGACGAGGACGACGACGAAGAAGATTATAATCCCCTAAACATTAATAAAAGGGAACTGGCTAAAGATTGGTCTATTGATATGCCGCAACAAAAAATCGGCATTGGCTCATTTCAAGATCTAGCTTTTAATCAGGCTACTCCCAAGTCTAATCTCCCGCCTCGCGAAGCGCCAAAGGACGTTCAAAATCTAAACGCAAAAAACATTCTAAAAAATGTTCGCCAAGAATGCGCTAAAGTTAAAACTACTCGCGAGATTGGATAACCGATGTTTGTTTTCCAAGATAAAATCGCCGAGATAGACGTTCTGCTAGAGCGTTCCCGCAAAAAATGGCATCTTGACGCAGTTCAATGGATGGACTACGACGATGTTTGCCAAATTATTAGACTACACGTTCATAAGAAATGGCATCTTTGGGATCAAACCAGAACATTCGGACCTTGGTGTAATAGGGTTATCTCTCACCAGATTACGAACCTAATAAGAAACCACTATACTTCTTTTCAAAAACCTTGTTTAAAATGCCCGCACTATACATCTGATAACGGCTGTAATTTTACCGAAACAAAGGTCCAAGATACTTCTTGCGATGATTATGCAAAATGGAGTAAGAAGAAAAAGAATAACCATGATGTTAAGCTAACCCTTTCTATTGAGAATCAGGTCATAGACCACGCGGTTTGTATTAATAACGAATTTGACTATGATCATAGCGTTAATAGACTTCATTTTGAAGTAATGAAGCGTCTAGAAGGAGATTATAGAAAGATTTATAAAGCCATCTATATAGACGAAAGGGATGAATCATTTATCATTCTTGAGCCATATTTTAATGATGAGAAAACAGATTCTCAGAAAAACAAAAAACTAGAGTTGCTTAAAAAGTCATTTTATCAAGTGGCCCAAGAAGTAATGCGCGAGGAGGATGTCCTATGAAAGACGAACTTTCAGATGAAGATAAAGAGAAGATCATCCTTCTTTTTAATGATAACCCCGATTTAAATTATATCGTCAGAACTTTCTCAGGCGATGACTCTTTAGACGGTCGTTGTAAATTGGGAAGGGCTATTAGAGCATTTCTAGCGAATGAGGGCAAAGACTACGGCGTTAGAGGCGAATCCAATAAGGGTTCTATTAATTTAACAGACGCTCAAAGGAAATTCCTCATGTCTGAGATGATTAATCCTCAGATGAAGCCTATTGAGATTGCCCGTCTTTGTTTTAAAGATGAAAGCGTTAAGCCTCTATCATTGGAACATCGAGTTATTTTAAAATTCCTTCAAGAGTATCGTTCTGATGTTGTTGATTATACCGCCGTTCTTGTTGATGGAGATTGGATGAAGCCCGTTTCCGTTAAACAGGTTGCCGTTAAAGTAAACAAGTGGTGCAATTTGGTTCACTCCACCGATCCAGACGAAATGAACAACAAGCATCGGAAATGCTTGGAAAAACTGCTTAATTATCTTCAGACTTATAAACTTTGGGCCACAATTAATAGTTTTAAAACACAAGCGGATAGAGATTTATTTGAATCCGAATTTGTCAGGTCAACTTGGGATAAACCCGATCTTTCTCCCGAAGAAATCAATCAATATATGATGATTTGTTCAAACTACGTGCGAGCGAAACATATCCAGAAACGTCTTGACTCGTTTCATGCGATGTTGGAAAGCGAAGATCTTCAGGCGAATGATATTAACATTAAATTGACAGAACATTGCAAGGCTATTAATGAAGAATTAAACGCTTGCGAGAAAAGGATTAGTGATTTAATTACTAAACTGAACGGGGATAGATCAAAGAGGGTTGAGAAAATGCAATCCGCCAATTCGAGCATCCTTGCTCTTGTGGAGGCTTTTCAAGATAAAGATGACAGAGATCAAATGGTTTTGGCTGCAAAAATGCGTTCGGAACTTGTAGAAAAAGAAGCATATCGCTTAGAATCAATGGACGAATTTAGAGCGCGAATTTTTGGGGTTAGTATTAGTGAGTTGATTTGATGCACCGTTGCAAAACATGCCAAAAAGAGTTTACTTCTGATAAATCTTTAGACGCTCATCTAAAGGTTCATGGTGGCATTGCAGAATATTACTCAACTTGGTATCCCCGTAGAGATTTATACGATGCCTCATTTATAGAGTTTAAGAATAAGAAACAATATCTCTCTTCTTTTTTTAATTCCCACGAAAACAGACTATTATTCTTTAGAGACAATTCTGGAATATTGGCTAAAGATATTTTAGAGAAAGAATTTAGAGACAATAGAGAACACAAGGATTACTCTTTTCTCCCTTGCGAAAATTACTTAAATTTATCTAAATTGGCTGGCGTTTCTGATGTAAAAAAACTATTTGGAAGTTGCAAAGAGTTCTGCGAAAAATCTAAGATAGAACAATATTATACTTCTAATATTCCGAAGAATTTTTGGGCCAACACAGAAGAATTGGAAAACATAGTTGTCCACGTTGATACTAGAGAGCAAAAACCCTTTAAATTTAAAAATCTAGTATATAATAAACTTGATTTCGGAGACTATACCGCTGTTGGAGATCATTATTCTAAAACATTTGTGGATAGAAAGTCTGTTGGAGATTTCTTTTCAACGTTCGGGAGCCAATCTAATTTTGACAGATTTAAAAGAGAAATTCAAAGATGCCGCGAGTTTAATTCTTTTCTTTTTGTTATAGTCGAAGGGTCTATAAAAGATTTAGAAAAATTTTCAAACAAGAGTAAATTTCATTCAGGTTCTAATTTCGCATTTCACAATGTGCGCGATTTATTAGTTAATGACTACAGGTTTGTTCAGTTTTTATTCTGCAACGATAGGGTTTCGGCTAATGATATTTGCAAAAGAGTTCTTTTAAATGGCAAATCCTTGTGGAATTGCGATGTTCAATATTTTTTAAATAACCGTAGTTCTCTTTAATTTATGTGGACGAAAGGCTCCCAAAACCTTAGATTAGAATATTCTTCCAAAAGGATTAACGAAGAAGTTCTTGAGCATAAAGGTTATTTGCAAGATGAAGACGCCAAGATTCTTTTGTATAAGTTTTTGAGAAACAATATTGGATATACATCCGAATTGTTTTTGGGCGTAAGAATGTTTTCTTTTCAGGAGATGTTGATTAAGTCAATGATGATTGCGGATACGTGCATGATGGTATTATCAAGGGGTATGTCCAAGAGTTTCAGCGCGGCTATTTATTTAATGCTTCAGCTTATTTTTAGGCAAGGGGTAACTATTGGTGTGCTTAGTAGTTCGTTCCGCCAGAGCAAGATGATACTTAGTAAGGCCGAAGATATTCTTAAAAAACCGGGAGCTAAGTTGGTTGCTGGACTATTTAAATTTACAAAAGGAACAGATCAATGGACTTTAACATGTGGTAGGAGCAAAGCTATTGCCCTTCCTCTTGCTGATGGTTCTAGATTGCGAGGATTTCGATTCCAGATTATCCTACTTGACGAATTTCTTAATATCCCTAAGAATATTTTTACCGAAGTTATTCTTCCATTCTTGGGTGTCGTAGATAATCCGACTCAAAGAGAGGATTTGCGCCTTCTTGAAGACGAATTGGTTAAACAAGGGAAAATGAAAGACGAAGAAAGGTATCAGTGGGTTGACAACAAACTTATCCTCTTGTCTTCTCCGTCTTATACTTTTGAGTATATGTATGAACTATACTGTTCTTACCGAGACAAAATTTTGGGAGTTCAAAACAAAAACATTGATGAGGACGAAATCTCTGTAGACGATGACGCATACCGTATTATTTTTCAATTAAGTTACGATTGCGCTCCCCCTGATCTTTATGATAAAAAACAATTAGCATCTGCAAAAGCAACGATGTCGGATATTGTGTTCGCTAAAGAATACGGCGGTCAATTTGTATCTGAATCTGATTCTTACTTCCGTCTTTCAAAAATGGCGGCTTGCACGGTTCCCGATGGCGACTCTCCTCATGTAGAAATTTCTGGAGATCCATCTCAAGAGTATATTCTTGCTATTGACCCGTCTTGGTCCGAGGACGAGGGTTCCGATGACTTTGCTATGGCTGTTTTTAAACTAGATAAAGACAACCAACGGGCTTATCTGGTTCACGCTTATGGAATGGCTGGAACAACGCTCAAAAAGCACATTAAGTATTTCCACTACCTAGTTACTCATTTCAATATTCAGGCTATTTGTTTGGATTATGCTGGCGGGGTTCAATTTATTTCAGCATGTAATGAAAGCGAATTGTTTAAAGACTCTAAAATACATTTGGGGGTTATTGAGGGAGTCGAAAATGATTTCGATAAACCAGAGGCGTATCAAGACGATATTCTTAAATTTAAACAGGAATTATCTCCGACTCAGAAGAAGTATTGTTTCTTAAGAAAACCAACAAGTCAGTGGATTAGACAGGCGAACGAACTTCTTCAAGCTAATATTGATCATAAACGAATTTGGTTTGCCGCCCCCGCGCAAGATTCGGCTTTTGAAAATCAAAGAAAGAAAGTGATCCCTATTGATGAGTT